CCATGGATGACAACCTCAGCCTCTCCGCCTCAGTCAAGGCAAGGTATGAGAGCCTTTACTCTGGCGTTTTCTATGATCGCTTTATCCGGGGCCTGTGGGTGGTGGCGGAGGGGCTTATTTACACGATGTTCAACAAGGACTTTCATGTTGTGCCCAGCGTCCCCAGGCCCTATGAAAAGTATGTGATGTCCTGCGACTACGGCACCATCAACCCCACCAGCATTGGCCTCTGGGGCAAGGCTGGCGGCAAGTGGTACAGGATGCGGGAGTATTACTATGACAGCCGCAAGGAGGGCCGCCAGCGCACCGATGAGGAGCACTACACGGAGCTGGAGCGCCTGGCTGATGGCCTGCATGTGTCCGCCATCATTGTGGACCCATCGGCGGCCTCTTTCATTGAGGTCATCCGCCGCCATGACCGCTACCGTGTAGAAAAGGCCTCCAACTCCGTGCTGGACGGCATCCGCAATGTGGCCACCCGGCTCCAGAGCGGTGACATCTTTTTCTGTGACTGCTGCACGGACTGCATCCGTGAGTTTGGGATGTATCGCTGGGATGAAAAGGCCCAGATGGACCGTCCCATCAAAGAAAATGACCATAGCATGGACGATGTGCGCTACTTCGTGCACCGTGTCTATGCACCTGATCTGATTAGCTTTAAGTGAGGTGAGAAACCAATGGTGACACTCAATCTGAGGGATGACTGCAATGGCCGTGTGGCCACCAATTTCAAACGGGGCATGACGGACAAGCGCTTTCTGGAGCTTGAAATCACCGCATGGCTCACCAGCCAGGAGCGCAAAAAGCAGCTTGAGGGTGAGGCCTACTATGACGGCTACCAGGATGTGGCCCACCGGGAACGCCTGGCGCTGGATGAGGACGGCAAGCCCATTGTGCTCAAGAACTTGCCCAACAACCGGCTGGTCAACAACCTCTATTCCAAGATGGTGGACCAAAAGACCAACTACTCCTTTGGCCGTCCGCTGTCCTTTGACACCGAAAACAAGGAGTATGCCAAGGCCCTGGGCTCCGTGTTCGGGGCCCGTTTCCTGCGTACCATGCACAATGTTGGTGAGGGCGCATGGATCGGCGGCAAGTCCTGGCTCTATCCCTACTACGAAAATGGGGAGCTGGCTTTCCGGCGCTTTCCTGCGGATGAGGTCCTGCCATTCTGGGCGGACGCTGACCACACCATCCTGGACGCTGCCGTCCATGTCTATGTGGTGCAGGAATACGATGAGGCCGAACACGCCAAGGATGTGGTCAAGGTGGAGGTCATGCACGGCGGCGGTGTGGACTGTTTCATCCGCACGGATGACGGCGTGCTGGAGCCGGACAGCTTTGCCTACTCCGGCCCCTACATCATCACCCAGCAGGACGATGAAACCGGCAAGGTGGAGGGCTACAACTGGGAGCGCATCCCGTTGGTGTGCTTTAAGAGCTCCCACCATGAAATCCCCCTCCTCTCCAAGGTCAAATGCCTCCAGGATGCCTACAACAACATCCTGAGCAACTTTGCCAACCAGATGGAGGAGGACATCCACACCACCATCCTGGTCATCAAGAACTATGACGGTGAGGACCTGGGCACATTCCGCCGCAACCTGGCCACCTATGGTGCCATCAAGGTGCGGTCCTATGAGGGCTCTGACGGCGGCGTGGACACGCTGGAAATCTCCGTCAACGCTGAAAACTACAAGACCCTGCTGGCCCTGCTCAAGGATGCCATCATTGAGAACGCCAGAGGCTATGATGCCAAGGATGACCGCATGAGCGGTGACCCCAACCAGATGAACATTCAGAGCATGTACTCTGACATTGACCTGGATGCCAATGGCATTGAAATGGAGTTTCAGGCCAGCATGGAGGAGCTGCTTTGGTTTGTCAACAAGCACCTGGCCAACACCGGCGGCAGGAGCTTTGAGGGCGAGGATGTCACAGTCATCTTTGACCGGGATGTGCTCATCAACGAAACGGAGGCCATCAACAACTGCAAGAACTCCGTGGGCATCCTCTCTGATGAAACCATCGTCAAGATGCACCCCTGGGTCACTGACCCGGAGCAGGAGCTCCAGCGCATCAAGGATGAGAAAGAGGAGGCCGCCCAGGCTGACCCCTACCAGGCCGCTTTTCTGGCCAACCGCAACCAGCCGCCGGTAAACAATGAGGGTGGTGGCGATGGCAAGACAGACTAACGCCGCCTACTGGGCCCAGCGCATGAAAAACATGGAGGATGCGCTGCTGGACCAGTCCTACTCCTATGTGGAAAACCTTGAAAAGCAGTTTGCCGCCGCCCAGGCTGAGATTGAGCGGCAGATGGCCCGCTGGTATCAGCGCTTTGCCGCCAACAATGAGATTGGCCTGGCGGAGGCCAAGCGGCTGCTCAATTCCAAGGAGCTCAAGGAGTTTCACTGGACCGTGGCTGAGTACATCGCCTATGGCCAGCAGAACGCTATTGATGGTGCCTGGATGAAACAGCTTGAGAACGCCAGCGCCAGGGTGCACATCTCCCGGCTGGAGGCTCTAAAGCTCCAGCTCCAGCAGCAGGCAGAGGTCCTATATTCCAACCAACTGGACTATGTGGATGCCGCCGCCCGCAAGATGTATGAGGGCAGCTACTATCACACGGCCTTTGAACTGCAAAAGGGGCTGGGCGTGGGCTGGTCCATGCAGGCCATCAATGAGGAAACCATCACCAAGGTGCTCTCCCGGCCCTGGACCACGGACAACCAGACTTTCCGTGATCGGTGCTGGACCAACAAGCAGAGCCTTGTGAACAGCGTCAACACTCAGCTCACGCAAATGGTCATCCGGGGTGAGGCCCCGGACCGTGCCATTTCTGCCATCTCCAAGCAGTTTGATGTGTCCAAGGCAAAGGCTGGCCGCCTGGTGATGACGGAAAGCGCCTATTTCTCCAGCGCCGGGCAAAAGGACTGCTACAAGGCCCTGGATGTGGAGCGCTATGAGGTCGTTGCATCCCGTGACCATAAAGTGTGCAGCTTTTGTGCAGACATGGACAGCAAGGTTTTCAAGATGTCTGACTACCAGGTGGGGCTCACCGCTCCACCATTTCACCCATGGTGCCGATGTTGCACCACCCCCTACGAGGATGATGTGGCGGAGCTCCTAAAGCGCCGCACCAGCGGCACCAACCCATTGCCGGGTGATATGTCATACAAGCAATGGAAAGAGTGGCAGGACGGGCTTGCCAAGGCCCAGAGAGCCCAGAAAATTGCAGATGCTACACCTCTTTTTGAAAAAATGCAAAAAAGTGGCCTGCTACGGCTGCCACCACTTGACGAGTTTGCCGAAATGCGTTATAGTAACTCTCCTCCCTACAAGAAACTGGTGGCAAGGTTTGAAAACCTCATCGGCCAGCGAAAGTGGGCGGCGGTGGAGTTTAACCCGGAAACCCTTGCGGACCACTTCAAGCGCCATGGCTCTGATCTGGGAGCCGATGCACAAGCCTATGCGGCTGCGGCGCTCAAGTTTGTCAATGGCAAGGGCGGCAAGACCGTCATCTTTGATGAGGACGGCATCCGGCGCATGTATTCTGAGGCGGAAAACATTTTTGCATCGGTCTACCCGGACGGGACAATCTCTACATTTTTCCATCCGAGAGCCGGAAAGAAATATTGGGAAAGCCAGGTGAAAAAGTATGCTAAAAAATAAGCGCTGCGCCTGCTGTGGGCAGGAAAGCCTCCCGCCTGATAGCGTCTTTGAAATCTGTCCCGTTTGCGGCTGGCAGGATGATGAGGTGCAGAATGATGAGCCTGACTTTGAGGGCGGCGCAAATGACATGTCCCTCAACCAGGCAAAAGAGGCCTACCGGCAGGGCAAGCCGGTGTGCTAACCCCTTTTTTGATGTTAAAAGCATCGTGCTGAAAATGCACGGTGCTTTTTTCATACCCAAATACCGCTGGCCCGGCGGACTACAAGATGGGCACTGCAACACCGGGACTGGCCGGATAAAAAGGACAGCAGACATGCAAGGAGGTAACAATCATGTTGGAATGGCTGAAAACCGTACTGGGGGATGCGTACACCCCCGAAATTGACACGGCAGTTTCTCAGGAGATCGGCAAGGGCTTTGTGGCCCGCACCGACTTCAACGCAAAGACTGCCAAGGTCACAGAGCTGGAAACCGAGGCCAAGCAGCTCCGTGAGGGCATCAAGACCCGTGACACTCAGCTCTCCGAGCTGAAAAAGTCCGCCGGTGATAATGCCAAACTGCAAAAGCAGATCGACACGCTCACCCAGCAGAACAAGGACCAGAAAGCCGCCTATGACAAGGAGCTGGCCACGGTCAAGCTGACTGCTGCGGTGGATGCGGAGCTCACCGCTGCCGGGTCCAAGAACAACATCGCCGTCCGTGCGATGCTGGCGGACTTCCTCAAGGATGCCAAGGTAGTGGATGGCAAGGTCACCTCTAAGGAGAACGGCGAAACCATCACCCTGGGGGCCAAGGTCGAGGCGATGAAAAAGGACGCTGCTACTGACTTTATGTTTGGAGATGCGCCCAAGTATAGCGGCTGGAAACCCGGCGAGAACGGGGACGGGGGCAAGCCCGGCAGCACCAAAAAGCTGTCTGAGATGTCCTACTCCGAGCTGACCGAGTACATGGCCAAAAACCCTGACGCAAAGCTGGAATAACCCCAACAACACAATCATTTCAAGAAAGGAAGTATTGAATTATGCCTAACGCTAAGTTTGACGCAAAATCTTTCAACCCTGAGGCTTTTAAGTACATCATGGACCGCATCCCCCGCACCCGCCTCAACGAAATCCGCAAGTCCAAGGTCCTGGTGGGCAACCCGGACATCCGTGCGGTGCTGGGCACCCAGAACGGCACCGGCTATGCCCGTGTGGCCGTGCGTGGCCTGCTGGACGGTGAGGCCGTGAACTATGACGGCCAGACTGACATCACCGCCACCTCCACCAAGACCTTTGAGCAGGGCGTGGTGGTCATTGGCCGTGCTAAGGCGTGGGTGGAAAAGGACTTCTCCTTTGACATCACCGGCGGCGTGGACTTTATGAACAATGTGGCCCAGCAGGTGGCGGACTACTGGCAGGACATTGACCAGGACACCATCCTGGCGGTCCTCAAGGGCGTTTTCTCCATGACCGGCGGCAAGAGCGGTGAGTTTGTCACCAAGCACACCTACTCTGTCAACGGCAACCTGGAGGCATCCACCCTCAACAGCGCCACTGCCCAGGCCTGCGGTGACCACAAGAAAAAGTTTGCCATGATCTTCATGCACTCTGTTCCGGCCACCAACCTGGAAAACCTCAATCTGCTCACCGCTCTCAAGTACACCGACAAGGACGGCGTGACCCGTGACCTGACCCTCTACACCTGGAACGGCAAGCTGGTCATTGTGGATGACGGGATGCCTGTTGAGGCTGTTGCCGCCACCTATAAGCTGACCTCTGACACTGCCCTGGTGACCGGCAAGACCTACTACACCAAGAGCGGCACCAAGTACACCGCTGTGGCCTCTCCCAGCGTGGACAACATTGCCACCTACTATGAGGTGGATGTCCCTGCCGGTGAGGAGTACACCAGCTATGTCCTGGGTGAGGGCTCCATCAACTTTGAGGACCTGGGTGCCAAGGTGCCCTATGAAATGGCCCGTGACCCCAAGACCAACGGCGGCCAGGACACCCTCTACACCCGCCAGCGCAAGGTGTTTGCCCCCAAGGGCATCTCCTACGAAAAGACCAGCCAGGCCTCCCTCTCTCCCACGGATGCGGAGCTGTCCAACGGTGCCAACTGGGCTCTGGTCCACTCTGGTGAGGCCACTGAGAGCCAGCGCTCCTACATCAACCACAAGGTTATCCCCATCGCCCGCATCAAGTCCAGAGGCTAAACCATGACCGTGTATGAGGCCGTGGTGTCCCGGCTGGCCATGCTGGGCTACACCGTCACGGACAATGACGAAACCGGCCTCAATTTCCTCATAGACAAGTGTGAAAAGGACATCCTGGCAGACATCAATCAAAGGGTGCTGCCGGATGGCCTTTTCTATGTCCATGTGGATATGGTGGCCGGGCAATTCCTCTATGATAAGAAAGCCGCCGGTGGTCTGGACGGGCTGGAGGGCTTTGACTTCTCCGCCCCGGCCAAGAGCATCACGGAGGGTGATGTGGCCATCACCTTTGCTGGAGCCAGTGATGGAGCCAGCAACGCTGAGGCCCGCTTTGATGCCCTGCTTGCGGGGCTCATGCACCCGCCTGAGAGCACGCTGGCGGCTTTTCGGAGGATGAGATGGTAGTGGGGAGCCCCGCCCACAAAAAGGCCGTGCAGAGCCTCTGGGTGGGCAAAGCAACCATCACCGTGCTGGACGGGGTGCTCAACCCCGCCAATGGCCGCACGGAGCCCCAGGAGCGCATCCTGGCGGCAGACATCCGCTGCCGCATTTCCCACAAGTCTGTGGTGAGTACAGAGCCCAACGAGGAGGCCGCCCAGGTGGCCCAAAGCGTGGTGCTCTACATTGACCCCTCCGTGGACATCCCGGAGGGGTCTAAAATCACAGTGACCCAGAACGGCGTGACCCGTGACTATGAACGGAGCGGCAAGCCCGCAGTGTATAGCTGCCACCAGGAGGTGCCGCTGGAGCTTTTCAAGGAGTGGGCTTGATATGGCAGAGGTTAATTTCAACAGCATCTATGACGGCGTGAGCCTTGCGCTCCACGCCGCTTTTCCCGCTGCCCAGGTGCATGGCGGGAATGTCAAGCAAGGGCTCAAGCCCGGAGATTTTAATGTCATCATGCCCGGTGCCGGTCACGCCAAAGAGGTGGGCCAGAGGTACAAGCGGACACCCACGGTGGATGTGATTTACTACCCCAAGGCCGGGGATGCGGAGTGCTATGGCATGGCACACCGGCTATCCTTTGTCCTGGGGAGCATCACAACCCCGGAGGGGGACATCATCCACGCCACCGGCTGTGAGTGGACGCTGGCGGAGGATGTCCTGCATGTGCTTTTGAGCTATGACCACTTCGTCCGTGTCCCGCTGGAGCAGGAGAACATGGAAACTCTCAAAATCAATGAGGAGGGATAAGCCAATGGCAAAAACCCAGACCACGGAGGCCAATGCCACCGCCTTTACCAAGGCGCAGTTGGTGGCCTCTCAGAGATATGCCCACCGGCGGGACCTGATCGGCGCACTGCTGGAGGATGGCAAAACCTACACCTTGAATGAGGTGGATGCGCTGATTGAAAAGTTTATGAAAGGCAAGGTGAGATAAATGGCTCTTGGCGGAGGTAACTGGCTGACCCAGAACAAGGTCCTGCCCGGCAGCTACATCAATTTCTCCAGCGTGGCAAAGGCATCCGCCACTCTGTCTGACAGAGGCTATGCGGCAGCGCCCTTTGTTCTGAGCTGGGGCCCGGAGGGTGAGGTTTTCCCCGTCACCTCTGGTGAGTTTCAGAAAAACAGCAAGGCCATCTTTGGCTACGGGTATGACCACCCCAAGCTGCTGGCCCTGCGTGAGATTTTCCAGCACGCCACCACCGTCTACTGCTGGCGGCTGGGCAACGGCGAAAAGGCAAGCTGCACCTATGCGGATGCCAAATACCCCGGTGTGCGTGGCAATGACCTCTCTATTGTCATCGCCTCCAATGTCGATGACACCAGCGCATGGGATGTGAGCACCTACCTGGACGGCCAGCGTGTTGACACCCAAACGGTCAAGGCGGCCACTGATCTGGCGGCCAATGACTATGTGGTTTTCAAGACCAGCGCCACGCTGGAGGCCACTGCGGGCACCAAGCTGACCGGCGGCGCTGATGATGCGGCAGTCACCGGCGAGGACCACCAGGCTTTCCTTGATAAGCTGGAGGCCTATGCTTTCAATACCCTGTGCTGCCCGGCCACGGAGAGCACCGTGGTCAATCTGTATGTCAAGTACACCCAGCGCATGAGGGATGAGGTGGGTGCCAAATTCCAGCTTGTGGCCTGGAAACCCAGTGCTGACTATGAGGGCGTGATTGGCGTGTGGAACACTGCCACCCATGCCACCATTGCCAATGTGGACACCCAGGCGGTGGTCTACTGGGCTACCGGCGCACATGCTGGCGTGGCCGTCAACAAGTCCCTCACCAATGCC